TGGCAGATTGTCAATCACAAGCTGCGGGGCCGGAATGATGTTTAAAATTGGCGTTTCGGTCATGGGGAGGGGCTTTCTGTTTTTTGGGTCTAGCTGATTTCATTTAAGGAGACGCTGACAACAACCGAGGCGGTCTGGCCGCTTGTATTCGTAACCAAGCACTGAAATTTAGCATCGGCAGATTGGCCAGCGGCCAGTACCTTGTAGAAAACTGTTGTCGCGCTGGTAGGACTGTTAATTAAAATATTGTCTGGGTTTGTAACGGCGATCCACTGATACGTTACTGTACCGGCCCCCGCGCTTGGCGTTACCGTACAGCTTGGGCTTGTGATTGTTCCAACCGTGCCCTGAGCAAACAAAGAGGCGGGACTAACCGTTGCAAACAAGCCGCCTGGCGGGACAACCGCCTTAACCTTGTTGCCATCGCTGGTGTCAGTGAAAAACTGCCCGATCGCCACCCCGCCCGCCAAGGCCGCTGCATTGCCCGCAAAGGACGGGGCGGGAGCCGTTGTCATCGCAGTCTGCCCCGTAATCGCCGCCGCGATATTGACGGCGGTCAGATCGCCCCCGGTTATCCACGCCGATCCGTTCCACGCCCTGACAGCAATGGCATTGACAAGGCCGTCCAGCACGATCCAGATGTCATTCAGGCCCGGCGCGGTCGGGGCCGTTGCTTGCCGATACACCCGGCTAAGAGTCGCATAGTCCTCCGGCTTGCCGATCCCCGTCACCTGCGTGGCCCATGTCGCTTGGTTCAAAGTCGCCAGCGCGCCTTGGCCCGTAAAGCCCGCCGCGATATTGACGGCGGTCACGTCCGCGCCGGGCTGAAATTTACCGATTGAGATTTCTGCGAAACGCGCTGCACCAAACCCGCCGGAGACATAAACAAAGGGCCGGGCATAGGTTGTGTTTGGCGGAATCACGCCAGAGCCGACGATGCGCTGCCATCCTTGGCCTGCCGGAACCGTTAGCTGAGGCAGCGAATTGGAATAAACGCCAGCCTCGTTCAAGCCATCAAGGCCAACAACAGCATTCTGGCCGCTCGTAACAGATGATGTATCAACCCAAAAGTCAAAGAAATACTTGTCTCCGGGCGTAACCCTTACCCCCGACGGCCTGTTTGGCTCTGGATAAATCTCTATGGCGAAAAAACTATTGCCCGCTGGCAACAATGACAGCGCCTTTGCAAAGGCTTGGCCCGACACAGAAACAATGCTGGCCGTCCCCGAAAAATCATTTGATGTCGTGTTCCAATTCCCCAACAGCCCATCGCCAAAACTGGGCTTTACCACGATGTTGTTCAAGTTCTGCGGGCGACTATTGATGTTATTCCAACTTGCCGACAAAGACGCCGTGGGGGTGGGGGTGGCGACCCAGGCGCTATAGTTCAGGTCGCGCTCTGGGCTGGTCAGGACTGCGCCGCGCACCTGATAGGTATAACCGCCGATCACACCATCGCTCAGGACCAGGCTGGCGGTTGATCCGGCCACGGTCTCGGTTGGGCGCAGAGATACCTCCTTAACCAGGGTCTGGGCCGCCGCCGCAGGCAGGCCTTGGACCCGGTATTCGAGGCGCAGGCTGGTGGCAATCGGATCGGTGATGGCATTATAGCTGACGGCCAAAGCTGGTATTTGATTGAGACCCTGGGCAATCACGGTCGCGGCCACGCCAAGGCCTGTCACCGCCGATCCGGTGATCAGGGCGCTGGATAGATTGGTTGGCACAGCTGGATCAAGCTCGTCCGTGGCGGGGGTCCAGCTATAGAGGCTGGAATCGACTTCACCCAGGGCCAGACTGACTGCCAGAAAGTCATCGCCATCAGTCTTGATATCGACAGGCGTGATCTCAAAAACCTTGGTCCAGCCATAGCGGGCACTGGTCCAACTGACCCAGTCGCCCGGCTCCAGATCCATATGTTCAGGCCCCAGAGCCATCTTAGCGGCCCGCATCCGGCGACCCCGGCGGCGGTGTATTTCCTGAACCCTCTGGCCTTGAGTGCTGGAGGTGACAAAGCTCAATTCATAATTGATTGATTTTCGCCCTGAATCGGTCAGCTCGTCGGCGCTGGACAGGCGCGCAGGCAGGCTGATGGGCTGATAATAGGCCGAAGGGTCGGCAAAGCGGCCATATACGGCATTCACCGTCTCATCCAGGGGCCGATCTTGGGTATAGCTCGAGGGCACATCAATGCGGACATCATCATCGGTAATATATTTGGCGATCGACTGGGCCGCGCCGGGCAGGATACGCCAGCGGCCAGCCCCCGTGGTCAGCTTGCCCGCCATGGTGCCCAGAACATCGCTGGCGACCTGGCCTGGCGTGGAGGCCACACTAAAGGTTCCACTGGCGCGGTAACGCTTTTCGCTACCGCCCGCCTTGAGCCCGACCAATTCGTCACATGTATTCATGGCGACGATGTTTGCCGCAAAAGGCAGATCAATGTCGCCAAGGCCAGGCCCGAAGATCAGATCGCGTTGGCGTGTAGCCACCGGGCTTGAGGTGTCCTGGGCACCGATGCCGCGCAAGACGTTTTCCAGCACAACCGCCGCATTGTCGGTCCAGGTCCAGCTGGCCTGATCATTGGCCCTCTGACTACCCGCGCCGCCGACCGAACTGTCGAAGCGCCGATCATAGAGCCGCGCGCCCTTGACCTCGTACAGAAACTGAAACAGGCCGCTCAAGCCATCGCCGTGCGCCTTTTCATTATATCGGGCCTTGATCTTGACATAACAGACGCCGCGCCCGCGCTCATTGGCGGTCCAGCGCCCGCCGCTGACACTGATCAGCTCGCTGTCGGCGGCCTGGTTCCAGTCGCCATTATAAAAGGTCGCCCATAGATTATGACGATTGTCCGCAAAATACTCCTGGACCGAGCCATCGCCATTCAGGGTCAGGCGCTTGCCATTGTTCCAAAGGCCGACCAAGGCCTCGCAGGGATGATCGGCAATCGCAAACAACAGGATGATGTACTCGTTCTTGTTCCCCCAGGTCTGAAACGTAACCAGGCTGCCCGCCGTCGCGGTCTGGCCGACCAGACACAGGCGGTTCTGATTGGGATCCAGACTGACCTGCAGACTATCCCCGCGCCAGCCTGTTTTAGGCTTGGGCGACAGGGCCTTGGACACGGCATTGAGGGCCAGGGTTACGAGCAGATTGACAACGAGGGTCTTGATGACCGCTGCGGCCAACACCTTGGCGACTACGAACTGAACCGCAGCGACTATGATCTGGGGCATCAGCCAATGCTCCAGGCGATGAGGACCTCGGTCCTGGGCAGGACCAGGCCACCGGCTACGCGTAAAACATCGCCATCCATCAGGCCAAGGACTGGCCGGACCTTGCCATCGGCATCGGTTGGCCGCTTGACCAGGCCCCAGTCGCCGCGATGGGCCAGAACCGGAACAATGCGGGGAAAGAACAGATCAGCCCAGCCCGCCAGATTGCGCTTGCCGCTCAGGCTGCGCAGGCGCCTGAGACCGGTTTTATAGTCCGTATACTGACCGCGATAGTCTACCGCCGGATCAAGCCCGGTCATGGCCAAGGCTGCATCGGCAACAAAAAGGCAGCAGTCCCAATCACCATAGGCGAAGGCGCGGTGCGCAGCGGCCTCAAGCACCGGCTCCAGCCGCTCTGGCCAGTCTTGAAATCTATTGGCGGTCATCTCAGATTCTCGTAGCGATCAAGGCCAGAAACATCAATCCCGGCAAAATTAGTGCCACCCGCCCCGACACTGGCGGCGGCCTTGATAGGCGAGGAAACCCCGTCGCGCCCCCAGGCGATCTGGGACCGGCCAGCCGTGGCCACATCCTTAAAAAAACCATCGCCCGCGCGGTGGGTCTTCTGATCCGTATCCGAGCGGGTGCGGACCCCTGCCCGGTCCATTTCTGTGGTCGCAGCTGTCAGGGTCAGACTCAGGGTCGAGACCGTGGGCCGGTCTGGCTCGGCCACCTTCTGCGCACCGATGTCATGGTTGACCACATCCATCTTACCAGACGACAGCAAGACCTCTTCAAAGGGCTGTCCCGTGGAGGGGTCGAGAAACAATAGAGCGATTTCAGCCGGGCGACCGCGATAGACCTCATTAAAAAACGTATTAAGCAAAACAGGATCCGTACCAGACAGGCTGATATTCGAGCCTTGACCCCGCCCGTCTGTGGTTATTGCTCCGGGATTGAGGACCAGGGCCTCGCCCAGAGCGGTATAGGTTGCTCCATTCCAGACCAGATTCTCCTCGCCGTCGCAGACATAGTAGAGGCCAGAGCCGAGGTTAAGGCGCGCTATGGTGCGGACTCCAAGGCTGGATCCGGCCAAGACCGATTTGAGGGCGTTAGAAAGATTGCGCATCAGGTCATTACCGACAGGGCTTCAAACTGGGCCGCGCCTTGGCGATAACCGCCAGAGCCCGCGACCGGGATGGACAGGGGGGCAATAAGTTTGAACTTGGCGCAAGGCCGGTAGATATTGAGGATCGCGCCCGCCACCGTATAGCCGTTTGGCAGTTCTGGCTCGATATAGACAGACCCGATCACACCTTGGGCGGTGGCAGTAACGGCCTCGCTGACCCGATGCAGGCTGTATTTACCGCCCTGAATGGCGCTGATATAGTCGCCAAGCGCCAGTGGAAGTCCAACCGGCAGGCCAGACAGGGCGATCTCATTGCGAAACGTGCCAATCCCCGCCAAGCTACAGGTGCCATCGAATGCCGTCGAGGTTCCGGCCCGGACCATGGCCGAGGGGCCTTGCGGCATAAAGGCTAGGGGAAATTCGCGGGCCGGATCAAAGCCTAGAAAAGTCCGGGCCGAGCTTTGCAGGCTATCGCCCCAGGCGCGCCAGATCCCCAGATCGCCCGGTGCCAGCTTGGGGGTCTGCCAACTGGCCTTCCATTGCGGCCGTCCGCGATCAATCGTGACATCGCGGCCAGATTCGAGCACGCCAACAGCCTGGCGGCGGGTCAGGATGAAATTGGCCTCGATAAACTTTGCACCCGTCGAAAGCGCAGACGGAAAGGGCCTAGGAAAGGCGGGGACGGTCATCGGCTGGCCCGGTTATAGGAATTTTGATAGGCCAGCCAGCGCTCGGGCTCGCCGCTTTGAAACTGATCGATTCTTTCCTCGACCCTTTTCAAGGCCGCCGGATCAGCCCCAGCGGCATTGATGATTTTGCGATTATCAATATTGAAGACCTGGCCTTGGCGACCAGAGCCGCCCGGTCCAGCGCCGATGCCCTGACCCAGCCCCTGCATCATCCTGCGCGAGCGGTCATTGCTGAACACCATGCCCGGCTGGGTGAAATTGACCAGCTCTGGCCCGCGCTCGCCGACCAGGGTGGTGCCAAAGGCCATGCCGCCAGCCGCGCGGGCGGGAATATAGGGCGGGGTGGTCATGGATGGCTGAAAGCCACCGCCGCCAAAAATGCTGCTGAGCACGCTCGAAAACAGGCCGCCACCTTGAGCACCGCCCGAGCCGGACCTCGCCTGACCGCCGCCGCCGCCAAAGCCGAAAGTCGAAAGCACTGAATTCATCAGGCCAGACCCGCCCGGACGGGAAGACACTTGAGAGGAAAGGGCCGAGGTGATGGAATCGACCAGGCCTTCAAACACCTGGTTGCGCAGACGATCGACAAAATACTTTAAGGCCCCCTTGGCCCCGCCGTCGAAACCGGCCTCCAGCCCCCCCTTGACCGCCTCGCGCAGCGCCGAATAGGACTGGTCCTTCGCCTCTGAAAAGCCCTCGACCGTGTTATCGCGCACAGCGGTCGAGACAGGCTCCAGGACCGATTTCCAATCGACGGCCTTCAGCTGATAATCGGTCAGATCGACAATGGTCGATGGAATAACCGTCGCCGGGCTTGAGGTATCGGCATTCCAAGCCAAGGCGGGCTTTTTGGCCATGAAAGCCCCTGCCCCGCCAGAGCCGCGCGACCGCCCGCCGCCGCCGCCGCCGCCGCCAAGGCCATCGGCTCCCGCCCCGCTATAGGCCCCCGCCGTGAGAGTGGTTGCCCGGGCCGCCGCTGAACGCGCAGCCTGGCCGCGCTGGCCGGTCCCGACATTGGCCTTGGCGGCAATGTCCATTTCTAACATGGCCTGATCAATCCGGGCCAGTTCAGGCGCATTGATCGCAGTCCGAATTCGGTTGTTCTTATTTTCGGCCATGATCCCAGACCGGCGATATTCCAGCTGCGCGCGGCTGCGGTTCTCAATGGCGGTAAACTGACTCAGAAAGCCCGAAATCCCGCGCGTCATATCCGCGATCATCTTGGTTGTGCTCGCTAACAGCGGGGCCAGACTCAAAAAGGCCTGTTTCAAATTGACATCAATGGCCTGGCTGGCCAGTTCTGTTTTCCGCTGCAGATCACCCATGCTTTGGACGGTCTTGGAATCGAGGACAATTCCCAGATCGCGGGCGCGCTTGGTCATTTCACCGATCTTATCCGAGCCCTGTTCGAGCAGGGGAAGCAGTTCGCGGACTCCCAGCTTATCGGCAATCGCCACCTTTTCCGCCTCCGAGCCAACCGCTCTGAGCCGGTCGGCCAGAAGCGGCAGCATGTCCGAGACCGATTTGAAACTCGCCGCCTGTTCGCGGCTGATTCCTAGAGCCTCAAATGCCTTGGCCACGCGCGCGCCGCCAATGCCAGAGACGAACTTACCCACGCTCGATTGCAGGCCCTGAATGCTGGTATCAAAGGAGGCGGCTTCAAGATTGGCTTCCTGCGCGGCATAGCGCCATTCTTGCAGACTCTCGACCGAGACCCGAAGCTTGGTGGCGGCGTCGCCCAGATTGTCAACAAAATCCAAGGCCTCGCGGGTCTTGCCCAAGGCCAGGGTCAAGGCCCCCATGCCAGAGGCCGCCGCAATGCCAATGGCCCCAAGATTGCCCACTACACGCCCTAACGCGCCGCTGGACTCGGCCATGGAGGCCATGCCGCCCTTAACCTCGCGCGCCGTGCTGTCGATCACCTTGAGGCTGGTACTGGCCTGGCGACCGGCCAACTCGATCTGGCGCATCGCCTTGGCCCCTTCCGGCCCCAACTCGCGCAAAGAGGCCTTTACCGCCTCCTGTCCGGCGACGGATAGGCGCAGGGTCACTTGACCGCCATTCGCTGGCATGGGCGCTCCTTTCGTCTTTAGGGGGGTGGTTAGTTCGGGGTTTGGCGCTGGCGGCGGTCGCCGGTCAGGGCACCCAGTTCTATTTCGCTCAAGGCGTCAATCAGGTCGTGATCGGGATCGGCCCCATAGGCCGCCGCCGTGGCCAGGGCCTCGGCCAGGTTAAGACCCATCAGGCTGCCATCCATGCCAGAGCGGGTCCAGACCCCCAGTCTTTGGCAGGCGCGCCACGCGGCTATTCCGGGGGCCGTGCGGGGTTCGTTGATGATCTGGGGACAGGCCGCGCCGCCCTCGTCTTGGCCGCCCGTGGCGCACCCTGCGCCGACATGGGCGCATCCGGCACAGTGGTCTGCGCCCCCACCAAAGACCCATTCGGCAAGGGCGCGGAGCCGTTTCCCTCAGCTTGCCTCGTCCAGCGGGGGCCGTCGATCAGGGCAATGAAGGGCGATAACAGGACCGGCGCACCGCCATCGGGTGAAAAGTTCAAGGCCGCTCGGATATTGTCTTCGTCAAGGGCCAGGGCCTGCCCGTCCTCATCCTCAAGCCCGGTCCATTCGACCAGCAGGGCCTGAGCAAAGCAGCAGGCGGCCTCAAACATCGACAGCCCAAAGAGTATTTCAGGATCCTTGAGTATCCCAAAATCGTCACCATCAAAGCCCATGGCCTCAAGCGCGCCCCGGCCCTCACGCAGGGCCGCCATGCGCCGCTGCACCTTGGCCTCGACCGCCAGCTTGATTGGCCCGGTTATGGGTCGCAGTGTCCAGACCACGCCGGCGATCAGTTCATGCGGCGCAGGAGCCGCCGGGTTCTTATCAATCCGCATCCTAGTAACCGGCAAAGGCATTGGTCAGGGTGGCGGTCATCAAGGGGGCCGAGGATGTCGCCTCGCATCGACCCTTAAAGGACTGGGTGAAGGTATTGCCATTCTGGACGGCAATCGAAACGGGATCATAGCGGACCGCAGGCAGATCCAGCACCAGTTTCAGACTGGCCGAGACCACATATTCGATACTGATCGCCACAGAGTTCGGAATTCCGGTTGCCGCATTGAGATTGGCCAGGCTGCGCAAGGCATCGGTGTCATAGCGGGCCGTGAAAGCCAGTTCCGCAGCGATACTGTTAAGACCAACCGCCGAGCGCAGGCGGTCGCCCACATAACGATCCATCTCGAAATCATTGGTCAGGGTCAGACTGCCATCGGTTATAAGGCCCAGAACAGTGCCGCCCTGTTTTATACTGCCAATACTGGCGGGAATCCGATTGGCCAAGGTCTGGACCGTGGGGGAGCCTGCAATCGAGCTTGTATAGGGCGCAAGCACCTGGCGACCGCCAAGGGTCAGGTCAAGCTGGCGAAATCCCGCAGCCGGGGAAAAGTCAAACTTGGCGGTCTTGACCACGCCACCAATCAGGGCCTCCAGCTGGGAAGCGGCCAGCTCCCGCTCCAGGGTCAGGGTCGGCAGGGTCGTCGCGCCCGTGGTAAAGACATGGGTCTTGGTGGTGGTGCCGGTGGTCACGGGCGCGCCAAGGGCGGCTTTCAGCCAATAGCCCAACTGCGCCAGGTCAAAAGGCACAGACAGGCTGGCCTCGGCCTCTTCCAGGCCCGGAGCCGGGGCGCGTGCATCGACCAAGTTAAAAAAGCCAGCGCCCAACACATCATCGTCCTGCAGGGCGCGATTGGTGTTGAAGGCGTGGGTATAGGTATTGAGCTCCTGAAAGCCGCTGGCGGCCTGGGTAGCAAAGGCGCTCTGATAGGCCAGCCGAATCTTGGTCTGGCGGCCCCTTGGATAGTTGGAGGTGGTCATTGGCTGATCCTTGATCTTGCCGGACTAACCGGCGGGGGATGGGGCAATAAAGGTGACAAGCACCGAAATCAGGGCCATGGCGACCGGGGGCGCACCCGGGCTCAAGGTTCGATCATCGCGCTCGGCCCCGCTGATCTCGGCATAGGTCTGGACCCCCAGTCCGAGCGAGCGGTTGGCGGAGATCAGGGCAACAATCCTTTCGATCGCGCTATCGCGGGCGGCGCGGCGGGCGGCAACATCCAGCCCCTCGACCGCATAGGCGATCATGGCCTCAAGCTCGAGCTCGTAGTCATCCGCGCCGCCCGCATCGCGCGTGACCGTGACCGGCCCGTCCTGGACGGCGAGAGTCTGGCTAAGGCCCTGACTGGCCCCGCTCATGGGCGACCAGCCCGTGGGCTCGGGCACATCCAGATCGGCTGGCGGAAAGCCGGAATCGGTCGCCAGCCGAGCCACCAGGGCCTGCAGGATCAGTTCGCGTTTTGTGGTCACGTCTTGCCCGCCTGCAGATTGCGCGCGACAGCAGCGGCAAAATCACTGGCAAATCGGCCCTTTAAGTCTTCCAGCAAGCCCAGACCCTTGATGCGCTTTTTTAAGCTGGCGGCCTTGACTAGAACAAAAAGCGCGGTCGGCTTGCTCTGGCGCTTGGCCTCGCGTCCGCCTCGCGTGAGGCTAAGGCCTCCGGTCGCAGTGTCTGCGATCAAAACGCCGCGCCCTGACGCAGAATCGATTCTGGGCACCAGATGCACCCCAAGGGTCGCAGCGACCCGAGCAACCGGGCTTTCTTCGGTCATGAATTTTCCAAAAGCATTACGCGACCGATTCCTCGCCTGATTCATGCGGCGGACAATGGCCTTGGCCGGGCCAGTGGGAATGGCAAGATATTTGCCGCCCCTTGCCTGAATCTGGGCTCCATAGCTGAAGGCATCCAAGATCACATCGGCATTGGACTTGATAAAAATCGCGGGTTCCAGGTGTGGTTTGAGGGGAAAGACATTGACCCGCCAGGTCTTGGACAGGGCGGCGGCCCGATAAAAGCCGCCTGCCACAATGTCGGCGCGCAGTTCTTTTTTGTAGCGATCGGCCACCTGCTTGGCGCTGGCCTGATAGGCGAGGGCAAGACGATCGTGATCGGCGGCCAAGACCTCGGTCAGGCGACCTTGAAAGGCCATGGCGAGATCGGCATTTGGCGCGCCATCGACCGAAAGCTTGACGTTAAACTTGCTCATGGCTCGCCTCGATCCGCCATTCCAATTGTTTGGCATCAAAATATCGGGGGCTGCCAAAACTGATAAGCGCCTGGGTGGTGATACCGTCTGAAATCACAAAGCGGTCGCCAGCCCTGGGCAGGCGGTTCTGGTCCCTCGTATCCCCCACACGCAGCCGGATAATTGTGCTGGCGATGGTTTTGGCCCCAAAACCCTCAAGGCTGATCGCCTCTTCGGGCTGGCTGCGGAAGATCCGCACACTTATGGCCAGGCTGGTACCGAACGGAGTCCAGACCGCAGGCTCAGCCAAGGCGCTGGCGTATTTTGCGGCAACAAGTCTCTGGGCCGGGGTCATCTGGGTTTTACACTCCTGCGGCGGAAGGCCACAACCGGACAGAGCACCGATTGTGGCCGTCTTGACCTTAGGTCAGGGCTCCGACCAGGCAGACAGTGCCGGAAGTGTCCGCAGCGGCGGCGGCGGTGACGGCAAAGGCAACCGCCGCGCCATTGGACCCCGCCGTGGTCGTGAACCGGCTATTGGCCGCAAGCCAGTACAGTTTCTGCCCTACGGTCCAGGCCTCGCCCGTGGTCTTGGTCAGGCCGCTAAAGACGCCCTTGACTGAAAACGAGCACAAGGCCCCGGAGGCTACGGTCGAGGCTGGCACGGCAACAATGCCGGTTGATAGCTGTTGCGCGACACCCGAGACGGTGGCGGCAGGGGCGATCATGGAAATATTATTTCCATCGGAAATCCAGTTTTTCATCTCACAGTCCTTTTTGGATTGGTCCGGCGGCTGTTCACCGCCGGATGAAGGGTTCAACCAGAGGCTTAAGCGCCAGCGTTGCGATAGGTTGGCCGCCAGTCCGACGCGCCGACACCAAAGTCATGCAGAACGCGCATCATGATACCGTCCTGATTAAACACGCCGCCTGTAGCAATCTGGGGACCGGTTTGCCCGGCGACATAGCCATAGACAAAGGCCGGTGCGAAGGCAGGATCGGCAAACAGATACCAAGCATTGCCGGTGATATTGGCATCGACAATCACCTGTAAGGTACCTGAAAACACCGGAACATTGCCAGCCTGGACGGCCTGAATCGGAGCCACCACCTGCTGGGCCAAGGTCTCGCGATCAGGACCAACCAATAGGATGGAGGGGGCCAGATTCAGGATCTGGACGCCGCCAATGCCCCGCTGTTTGCGCATGGCTGCGCGGCCCAGTCCCAAGGAATCGGTACTGATCGCCGCCGCGGTGCCCAAATTCGCATGACCGCCCGCCGTCGTGACTACCGTATTGTTATACAGCGCCCCGGTGTCGGACATGGTGGGGCCAGCGCCCGAATTGAGGGCCAGCAAGGCATAGGCCATGGCATTTTCCGTTCTGGCGGCCTCATAACCCGCCTGGGTGACCAGGTTTCCAAAGGCCGCTAGATCGTCATTCATCAGCAGTTGGCGAGAAAATGGCACCACAACGCCGCTTGTGACCGGGGTGACGGTTTCACGATTTTCTGACAGGGTGCCGCCGCTAATATCGCCAGACTCCGGCAGTTGCGACAAGGCCGGAAAATCGCCAAGCCGCAGCAGTTTGTGGACCTTGAAATCGTTAAAAGCGATCTGCTTGGCCCAGTTGCGATAAGTCGGAGCGGCAATACCGTAAGCCTCGAGCAGAACCTTATTGGCCGCAGCCTCGGTCAGGAGCGGGAAGTCGCTGGTGGTGTGCATGGCCCGGCTGATGATTCCGGACGGATCCACCACGCCTTGGCGCGGATCAAGCCCCATTCGCATAGCGAGCAGCTCGACTGCGCGGTAGCCCATGAATTCGCGGCCCTTATCCGAAGGGCCCTTGCCGGTCATGCGGGCGATCAGGGCATCGGTCACCCGCGCGCCTTCAGTTTCAAAGCCGTCGCGGGTGATGACGGCGGCACTACCGGCGGGAATGGCTTTGCGTTCAGCCTGGGCCGTGGCGGCGAGGCTGACGATCTGGTGACGGACCTGATCGGCGCTAAGGCTGGCATCGGCGCGGATAAGGTCTTCAATCTTGGTGCCTACACCAAGATTGCGGGCCTGTCCGGTCAGTTCGAGGGCCTCAAGGGCCGACAAAGCCGGAGCAACGGGGGCGGCCACGGGGGCCTCTGTTCTTACCGACATGAGCCGGGACTCCTCTGTTTCAAGATTAGGTTGTGGGTTTTTGGGGTCAGATTCGGACACTGAGTCCGGTTCGCCGCCCTCGTCGGCAGAGACTTGGTTGAGGGGGTCCATCGCGTCTGGTTCCGGGGCCGGAGCGGCGGCGGATTCAGGGGCGGCAGAGTCTTGGTCTTCGGGATCGACGGTCAGGCCGCGCACCTGGGCCGAGGGATCGGCGGGGACGGTAACAAACGAGACCTCGCAAAGTTCCCAGCGGGTGGCGCGCCAGACATCCGTGCTGTCCTCGACTCCAACCTTTTCCATGGCCTTGATGGCATAACCAATAGACAGGCCGGTGAGCTCGCCGCGCGCGACCATGGCCTCGGCGGCCATACCCTCTTCGGTCTGGGCAAAGGCAAGCGTTCCGACAATCGCGCCGGATTCGAACCGAACATCTGTAACCGAGCCGAGCAGGCACTCGATCGTGCTGGCATTGTGGCTGTCTAAAAGCTTGACCTGACCGGCCCTGACCCGGCCCAGATCGACATTGTCCGGCGATACCCCTAATTCCTCCCAACCGTAATATCGCAGTACGCGCGCGCCGGTCGAAAACACGGCATCGACCGTGTGGGCATTGGCGCTATAGCTGGCCGGGGCAATGCCCAGATCGCGGCGCGCTATGGCCCCAGGCTGAAAGCCCTTGGGCAGGTTTTTGTCTGACATTTAGAGACCTCTAGGGGTTGTGTCGCCAATGGCGGTCGGGCGAATGAAACCGGTCGGGGGCTGAATCTGGCCACGGGCGTCAATCCGGCGCGGGTCCGTATCGAGCGCCAGGTCAGCGGCATCGGCGGCGGTGTTGAATGTGGCGATCTGACTGATCTGGTCGCGCCAGTTGCGGCCTCGACTGGACAGACTTTCGGACATGGTGGTCAGGCCTGAACGGATCGCCTTGATCTCGGCATTGATGTCTTTTTCTGGATCGACCCAGGCGCGTGGCGGCGGCGTCCAGGACGCTGTGACCTCGACCAGCCTGGGTTCTTTCTGAACCAGCGCCTCGCGCTGCATGATCCGCTTCCAAGCCCGGTCGCAGACGTGAGGCACGACCGTGTGGGCCAGCCAGTCATCCAAAAGCGCCCAGAATGCGACGGTCGCAGCGCGCAGGCTAGAATAATTGGCCTGGCTAACATCGCCGGTCAGCAGATGATAAGGAACGCCAAGACTGGCCGCGACCGCTTCCAGTTGCCGCCGAATAAAGACATCACCATCGCCCGACGATGAGGGATTGACTACGCTGATTTCTTCTCCGGGACGGGCGGTGTAGATGCCGCCGGGGCGCAGGGTCTCCCAGACCTGACCATTGGACTGGGTTTCTTTCTCGCCAATCGAGGAAAGGCCATCATCCAAAGATGGGCGACGAATAAGAGCCAGACACGCCTCGACCCGCTTCTTCTGCAAGGTCGCATCATTCAGCTCGCCGATATAGTAGAGCGCCGACACGGCCTGGGCCAGCCACGGCACCCCCATCGACTGGCCGATGCGGTCACAGCGATAGACATGATCAACATCTGCCGCCGGTACAGGCTTGGATCCATAAAGGCCGACTGTGTTCGGCGGCTGACCATCAAGGCTGATCGTGCCACCAATCCCGCCAAGAACATCGCCCGGATGGCGCTGTAACAAATGATAAGAGACCCTGTTTCCGCTCGGGTCGGTCTCGATACCATGAATCACCCGGTTGCCATTGGCCAGTTCCTGGGTGCGGGTATGATCAAGCCAGTCGCCCTCGAGGGCGCGCACCCGATTATTGATCATCTTTCCATCGCTGGACCAGACCAGCAGCCCATTGCCGCCCTCGACCGTGGCCCGGACGACTTGCGATTGCAGGCTGTAAAAATTGTTACGGCCATCGACCGGATGATCGGCCCAGTTGTTCCACGCCCTCTGCGCCGCCTCGGCTAGGCGCTCGTCGGAATGTTCGGCACGGGCCTCTATCCCATCGCCTACCAGATTGGCGACAAGGGCGGTGATTCCGGCTTGTGCGTAAGGATTGTTACGGACCAGATCGCGGCAGCGGTCGCGCATCCGGGGCAGATCGCGCCAGACTTCCATATCCGCGCTGGCGGCGGAGGTCATCCAGTTTTGGGTGCGGCGATCTAGCCTCGCCGCATCATAGCGCCGCGTCTGGGCCGCGCTAGACACCAAGGCCAGGGCATTGCGATAGGCCCGGCGCTGAAAGCCCGCCTTGGGATCAAAGAACCCAACAAGGGAATCGATAAAACTCATCGGTCGAAGACCGCAAAGGTGGTCTGTGGCGCGCGCGTCATCTGGGCGCGCATATAGTTGATTGCGTCCTTGATCTCAGCCACGGAGCGATAGGTGACGCGCTCGCCATTGGCCTCGACGGTCAATTCGCCAGCGGCGAGGGCGTCTTCAAGAGCAGCGATCTTGGCGGCATAGTCGGTGGCCATTTAGAACCAATCCTTATTCTCTAGCTTGATCCAGGGCTCGGACGTATCGCGAACCGGGTTCGCGGGGCGCGCAGGCGGGGTTTCGGCGGCGGCGGGCTGGCGCATCAATTGGACCAGGTCGCCTTGGCTGGGGTCGGGGGCGGCGCAGCGTTCAGCCTGCAGCTGGCCCCAGCGGGCATGGGATAGGCCATCAAGGCGCAGGGCCTCGGTTGCGGCCATGCTATAGATTGCGCAGTCCAGCCAGTGATTTTGCCGCCCCGAAATCACCTTCCAGATCCGCGCGGGGATGCCCGACGGCGTGGTCTCGGTCACGCAGGTTTCGGAGGTCAGCTGACCAAACAGATTGGCATCGGCCTCGCGGCCAAAATGTAAGCGCCCGCGAATCTC